CGATTTAGAGGTTATCGAAGAAAAAGTAAACGGTAAAAAGTCACTTGCAATCGAAGGCGTATTCATGCAAGCGGACCAAAAGAACCGTAATGGCCGTATATACGAGAAAGGTATTCTCGAAGCGGCGGTAAACAAATATGTAACAGAACAAGTAAAGACTGGTAGAGCGGTCGGTGAATTAAATCACCCAGATGGACCGACTATCAATCTTGATAAAGTTTCACACAAAATTACAGACCTCAAATGGGAAGGAAGTAATGTTGTTGGAAAGGCTTCAATCTTAGACACCCCTATGGGACAAATCGTAAAAGGTTTATTAGAGGGTGGAGTTAAGCTTGGGGTATCAAGTCGTGGTATGGGTAGTCTTGTGAATAAGAAAGGTACAACCTATGTAAATAACGACTTTCTATTAGCAACCGTTGATATTGTTCAGGACCCTAGTGCTCCTGAAGCATTTGTTAATGGTATAATGGAAGGCGTAGATTGGATATGGGAAAATGGTGTGCTGGTTCCACAAGAAATTGAAGAAATTGAGACTGAAATAACGAGGGCTAGGAAAGTAGGCGATTCAAACGTTGAAATCAAAGCATTCAAAAGTTTCCTCTCTAAACTAAACTCTAAAATATAGGAGAACGTTATGTCACTCGAAGATGTAAAAAACGAAAATCTAGTCGAAGAGGATGTGGCTGAAGAGCTTCAAGAGGAAGAGCTCGTTCAAGATGAGAATTTAGACGAGGAATCTCTAGAAGAGGATAAGAAAAAGGAAGAAGTAGAAGAAGGCGGACACGAAGAGGAAGAAGAGGAAGAAGAAAAAGAATCTAAAGCCGAAGCCGTTTCCGTACCTAAAACTAAAGCCGGTGTTATCCAAGCAGCAGTCGAAATCCTAAAACAAGCTAGAAAAGAAGATGCGCAAAAACTCTTTGCAAAGATGACGAAAATGGATGAGTCAGAAGATGACGGTTCAGTTAAAAAGGCTGTTAATGCAGCTCCTAAAGCAGCAGCACCAAGTGTTAAAGCGAAGGTAGAATCAACTGACTTTGACGAAGATTTAGATGCACTAATCTCAGAAGAAGCAACTCTTTCCGATGAATTCAAAGGAAAAGCAGGAGCTATTTTTGAAGCTGTGTTAACATCTAAGCTTTCACAACACATCGAAAATCTTGATGCAGAGTATGCACAAAACCTAGAAGAAGAGGTATCTGAAATTCAATCAAACTTAGTAGAGAAGGTAGATTCATATCTTAACTATGTAGTTGAAAATTGGATGAAGGAAAATGAAGTTTCAGTAACTAATGGTTTAAGAACCGAAATTGCTGAAGAGTTCATGTCTTCTTTACAAACAGTGTTCAAAGAACATTATATTGAAGTTCCAGAAGGTAAAGTTGACCTTGTTGATGATTTATCAGCACAAGTCAATGAGCTAGAGGAGCAGCTCAATAAATCCACAGATGATAATATCAAACTACATCAATCAGTTCAAGATTTTGAAAAGAACGAAGTAGTAAGAGAACAATCATCAGGGCTTGCTGAAACTGAAGCTGAGAAATTAGCATCATTAGTTGAAGATATCGAATTTGATAGCAGAGAATCTTTCGAAATGAAAGTTAAAACTGTTAAAGAATCATACTTTACTAAAGATTCTAACGAAGCGGCTGATGAAGTAGCTAGTGTTATTGGAGAAGATTCAATCGATATCGATTTATCAGACCCAATGGCTAGATACACACAAGCTATAACTAAATTTAATAAATAACTATAGGGAAAAACGAAAATGTTTAATGCAGATTCACAATTAATAGAAAAATGGGGTCCCGTTTTAGAGCACGAAAGTGCACCTGAAATTAAGGACAGATATAAGAGAGCAGTAACAGCTCGCTTATTAGAAAACCAGGAAGTTGCCCTAAGACAAGAAGCAGCACAAATGCAAGGTAATATGATTTCTGAAACAGCAGCTAACGCTACTGGTTCAAACGTATCAAACTTTGACCCTGTGCTTATCTCTCTTGTTAGAAGAGCAATGCCTAACTTAATCGCTTATGATATCTGTGGTGTTCAGCCAATGACTGGACCTACTGGATTAATCTTCGCGATGAAATCAAAATACTCAACTCAAGGCGGAACAGAGGCTTTATTTAATGAAGCTGATACCGACTTCTCAGGAGCTGGTACTCATCAAGCTGAACCAACAGGTTTAGGTGGAGTAACTGATGCTGATACCGATGGAACAATCGCTGACGAAAGTGATACAGTTTCTACATTCGGTGCTGGTATGACTACAGCTGCTTCTGAAGCACTAGGTAATACTGGTGGCGCATTTGGCGAGATGGCTTTCTCAATCGAAAAAGCTACAGTTGAAGCTAAGTCAAGAGCTTTAAAAGCTGAGTACACAATGGAATTAGCACAAGACCTTAAAGCAATCCACGGCCTGGATGCTGAAGGCGAATTAGCGAATATCTTATCTGCTGAAATCTTAGCTGAAATCAACAGAGAAGTAGTTAGAACTATTCTAACAAAAGCTAAAATCGGTGCTACACAAAGTTCAACAGCAGTATCTGGTATCTTTGATGTCGCTACAGACTCAGACGGCAGATGGATGGTTGAGAAATTTAAAGGTCTAATCATGCAACTCGAAAGAGAAGCTAACGTAATTGCTAAAGAAACAAGAAGAGGCAAAGGTAACTTTGTAATCGTTTCTTCAGACGTAGCTTCAGCTTTAGCAGCTGCTGGTCAAATGGATTACACTCCTGCATTATCAACAGACTTAAATGTTGATGATACTGGTAACACATTCGCTGGTGTTCTTAATGGTAAATTAAAGGTCTATATCGACCCTTATGCAACTGTTGACTTCGCTTGTGTAGGTTACAGAGGTTCAAATCCTTATGACGCTGGTCTTTTCTACTGCCCATACGTACCTTTAACCATGGTTAAAGCTGTTGGGGAGAGTGATTTCCAACCAAGAATCGGATTCAAAACAAGATATGGAATGCAACAAAATCCATTTGTAGGCAACGCATCAGGCGCTGGTACAGATAGAGCTAACCCATACTTCAGAATCTTCAGAATTGATGACATCATGGTGTAAACCTGATTAATTAATCAGATTCATTTTAGAGGGGATTTTAAATCCCCTCTTTTTTGCTTATAAATAGATATATGAGTACATTAACTACAAACAAAAACTTTTTATCACCAGTCGGATTTCAGTTTTCTATTGATAGAGAACAATTTGCTAATGTAGAATATTTTTGCACAGCTGTAAATTTACCAGGAATCAATTTAGGAAACGTAGATTTAGGATATCGTGGCGGAACATTTACCGAAACAGGCGATAGGCTAGAATTTTCTGAATTATCGATTACATTTAATGTCACTGAAGACATGGATAATTATTTAGAAATCACTAATTGGATGCATCGTATAGTGAACCAAAAAGGTGATTTTAAATCTGATGCAACACTACTAATTATGAATTCTCATAATAACGTAGCAAAGGAAGTAAAATTCAATTCAGTATTTCCAATAAGTATTAGTGAATTATCCTTTGATACAGCAGGTGAAGTTGAATATTTAAAGGCTACGGTATCATTTCAATATACCACATACGAATTTAAATAAACACTGTACATATATCATTTTTAATGGTATAATAATATTATATGATATGATTATGAGGAAATTATGAATACATTAGAACAAATACATGAAATGTGGAAAAAAGATTGTCTTATTGACAAAATCGACCTGGACAAATCTGCCAGAGACTCAGCCAAACTCCATTCTAAATACCTAGAAATTTATTCGGTTAATAAGCTTAAAGTTAGAAAACTAGATAATGACTTTAAGGTACTACTTAAGAACAAATGGTTACATTATAACGGCAAATTGAGTAAAGAAGAAATTGATGACTTAGGATGGACATACGACCCTATGAATGGACTCACAGTTCTTAAAGGTGATATGGATAAGTTTTACGACTCTGACCCTATGATACAAGACCATCAGGCCAAAATACAATACGCTCAAGAAATAGTTGATACACTAAAAGAAATCCTAGAAAACATTAAATGGCGACATCAGAATATTAAAAACATTATAGAATGGAATAAGTTTACTAGTGGAATATAAGATACACCAATATCGGTACGATAATTTTTCAAAATTCGAAGCAATTATAAGAAGTGCTATGGAAGAATTAGGTCATACCGAAACTTCTGATTTATCTGCTGATGTTCATATCTATAACCATTGCCTTTTAAACGAAATATCTACTCAAGATAAAATTAATATTATTTTTAAACCTACTGCACCATCTGCAGATTATTTTGCACTAGATACTATAGGATATGCTGGTGCTTCAGAACTTGCCTTTGAAGAACCTGTTGAAGTTGGAGCAGTTGATTTTACTGATGCTTGGTCTATAGTAGATAAGTTAAAAAAAGATAAAGCTAATAAATGGGATGATTCTATATTACTAAAATGGAGAAAAGGTAAAAGAACTAAAAGCGACCATATATTAGTAATCGGTCAAATGCCAGATGACGAAACAGTAACCAATTTTAGTTTTGGCGACCATACTAAAAAGTTAGAATCTATATGTCGAACTTTAAAAGATGAAAGAAATGTAGTTTTAAAATTACATCCTAGATATAAACCAACAAAAGAATTTATAAAAAGAATAAAAAGCTATAATGTAGAAATTATAGATGGATTCATTAGCATTCACGATATATTACCTCACACTAAAGTAGCTATTATTGAGAATAGCACAGCAGGAATTGAGTGTATGATGCATGATGTTCCTATTATTAGTTACGGTTATCCAGAGTATCATTGGGTTACCAAAAAATTACAATCACTAACACAATTACCATATTTAGTAAAAGATACTCATTGGTATGATTCTGGTTATGCAATTAACTTCGTGTGTTGGTATATAAACCATTATCTTTGTAGAGATATAAATACAACTAGGAACCGATTAAGAGATTTTGAATTGTAATGGACATAATTGAAGTTAAAAAGCGAAACGAAGCTTTTTTAGAAATTAAAACAGAACCAAGCGTAGAACAAGAGTTATCAGAACACTTTTGTTTCTATGTACCTGGTTATAAGTTTATGCCAGCATATAAAAATCGTATGTGGGATGGAAAAATACGATTATATGACATGAGAAAGAAAACTTTATATACTGGACTGTATAAGTATCTTACACAATTCGCAAATGAAAGGCAATACGATATTGTCTGTAAAGAAGATGCCTTCTATGGCACTCCTGACGAGGTACTAAACCACGACATAGACACCTTTTTGGCCCATTTGACGGCTAGCGTGAACGGAGAGGATATAACCCCTAGGGATTACCAAGTAGATGCCTTCTCGCTCTTGTTAAAAGAAACTAAAAGCCTTTTACTATCACCAACTGCTTCTGGGAAGTCATTAATCATTTATATGGCATTGAGATATTACCTTGAAATGTACGAGGATAATGTGTTAATAATTGTCCCTACTACATCATTGGTAGAACAGATGTATTCTGATTTTGCTGACTACTCAAGTAAGGACACTTGGGATTGTGATAAAAATTGTCATAGAATATATGCAGGTAGAGACAAATATAACTATAAAAATAGAGTTACTATTACCACATGGCAATCAATCTATAAATTAGGGCCTCAATGGTTCCAAAAATTTGGTATGGTTATAGGCGATGAAGCACATAATTTTAAAGCTAAATCACTTACGGCAATATTAGAAAAATGTACTGAAGCAAAATATAGGATTGGAACTACTGGTACACTCGATGGAACACAAACTCATCAGTTAGTATTAGAAGGATTATTTGGACCAGTTCATCAAGTCACGACGACGAAAAAATTAATGGACAATAAAGATTTAGCCAAATTAGATATTAAAATATTATTAATGAAATACGAAGATGCTATATGTAAAGAAATGGCTAAAAGAAAATACCAAGAAGAAGTAGATTATATTGTCAAATACATACCTAGGAATAAATTTATTTCTAACCTAGCATTAGACCAAAATGGTAATACACTAATATTATTTCAGTTTGTAGATAAACATGGTAAGCCATTGCATGATATGCTATCAGAAAAGATAAATAAAGATAGGAAACTTTTTTATGTATCAGGAGAAACAGATGTCGATACCAGAGAATCAATCCGTGAGATTACCGAGACGCAGACCAATGCCATTATTGTTGCTTCCATGGGTACCTTTTCTACTGGTATTAATATTCGTAATCTTCATAATATTATCTTTGCCAGCCCTACTAAAAGCCAAATTAGAGTCCTACAATCGATAGGACGAGGATTAAGAAAAAGTAATGATGGAAGAAATACTGTAGTTTATGATTTGGCTGATGATATGCATTGGAAATCAAAGAAGAATTATACATTAAACCATGCAGCCGAAAGAATTAAGATATACAGTAAAGAAAAATTTAATTACGAGATACACGAAGTAAAGATATAAATAGATATATGGAAGATAAAATGGATATCAGACACATTAAGTTCATTAACGGAGATGAAATTATCGCACTTGTTAGTCGAAATAATGATGACAATATGTTAGTAGAGAGACCATGTGCTGTTAAGGCAAATATGATTGGTACCTATAATCTAAGTCCATACTTTCCATTTTCATCAAGTACATTATTTAAATTTTTAAAGAATAGAGTCTTATGTAGCGTTAAGGTCGATGATTCTTTAAAGCAAAAGTATTTGGGTTATGTGCTTCAGATGAGAGCTCCCACCGGTGAACTGTTGGCTGGTGAGAGTGAAATGCTACAACAGTATCAAGACGTATTGAAAGAATATGCTACTCAGGTGGCTGAAGATGAGGACTATTATTATGAAGAAGATGAACCCGTTACACCGGCTAAAAAGATACTTCATTGACTATTGCTATATCTACCCCGCCCCAGTATACAATACTATTATATACTATAAACAACGTTTTGTACAGTGTTTTCTGCAAATAAATGCAATAAAAATGCCTGTACAAACAGCTCATCTTATGGTATAATATACACATTATGGAGGAAACCCAACTATGGCTTTAAAACCAAAAGAAAAACCACACTATGTAAATAACAGAGAGTTCTCTCAAGCAGTAATGGATTATGTTACTGAAAAGAATTTAGCAGAAAGTAAAGGAAAAGATATTCCTAAAGTTACTGATTATATTGCTAAATGTTTTATTAAAATTGCAGAAGGATTATCCCATAGACCGAACTTCGTGAGGTATACTTATCGTGAAGAAATGGTTATGGATGCAGTAGAAAATTGCCTAAGAGCAATCGGAAACTATAACCTTGAAACAGCTACGAGAACTGGTAAACCAAACGCATTCTCATACTTTACTCAAATTTGCTATTTTGCTTTTATCAGAAGAATCACTAAAGAGAAGAAGCAACAAGATATCAAATTTAGATTTATTGAAAGAATGGGAATTGAAGAATTTGTAACTGCTGGTATGGATAACGAAATGGCAGCCGAAACTATGGCGTATGTCGATACTCTAAAATCTAGAATTGCAAGAGTTAGAACA